TTACTTCTATTTAAACTTCTGTCCCATTCTTAAAGTAGAAGATATGGGAGCCAAAAAATCTGCTAAAGTAACTGACTTTCCAGATTTCTGGGATGGAGATTACAATTACTTTTGGTCTAGAGAAATTGCTTTTAATGGTATAGTAGATGGGTTAGGAATATCTGTAAGTGAATCTACAAACCTTTCTGAATTATTTACAGGACTACAATTAGAAGTAAAGATTGATGAACCTTACTTAAATGGAGGGTACAATCTTATTGTAGGTAAATCTAGACGTAAAGGATACTCTTATAAGAATGCTGCTATTGCAGTTAAGAATTATTTATGCTATCCTAAAGCACTTACTATATTTGCTGCTTATGAAAAGAAGTTCCTTTATCCTAAAGGTATTTTTACCATGGCATCTAACTACCTCAACTTTATTAATGCTAATACTGCTTGGGTATATCCTAAGGATGTTGTAGATAAAATGGACCACGTTAAAGCCTCTACTATTGAATATAGAAATGGGGTAAAAGTTGAGACTGGATTTATGTCTGAGATAATGGCACTTACCTTTAAAGATAATGCGGATGCTGCCAGGGGTAAGGATGCTAGAGATGTAATCTTTGAAGAGTCAGGAGCCTTTGGTACACCTGGACTTCTTAAAAGTTCTTATGCTGCCACCCAAGACTGTGTAATGGGAGGAGCAATTAAAACAGGAATGATTACTGTCTTTGGAACATCTGGAGATATGGAAGGTGGTACTGCGGATTACTCTGAGATGCATTCTAGTCCTCTTAGGTTTGGTATGTTACCTTTCCAAAATATTTGGGATGAAGATTCTGAAGATATGAAGTGTGGATTCTTCCACCCCATTACTTGGAACATGGAGGGTTACTATGATGAACAAGGTAACTCTGATAGAGCAGGAGCTAAGTCTTTAGAACTAGCTCAAAGAAAAGTATTACTTGATAATGGAGCAACTTCTGCAGATATTCAGAAGAGAATGCAAGAGAAACCTTTAGGTCCATTTGAAGCCTTTGGAATGGTTAGTATAAACAACTTCCCAGTACTAGAACTTAAAAGACAACTTGAAATTGTGAAAGCAAAGAATCTTCACATGATTATGGGAACTCCTGTTAAACTATTCTATGACTATGACAGTAAAAAAGTTAAGGCAGAAGCTATACTTGATGGTACAGCCAATGTTATATATAGACAAAAACCAGACAATACCTCTCTAGAAGGGTGCCCTGTTATCTATGAGTACCCTGCTGAAATTCCAATGCGAGGTGCTTATAAGATAGGGTATGACCCTTACAGACAAGATAAAGGATCTTCACTTGCTGCTGTTTATGTTTACAAGAGTGTCATTATAGGGGATAGAACCAAGAGAATAGTTGTTGCTGAATATGTGGGTAGACCTGGGGAAGCAGATGATGTAAACTATATTTGTAGATTATTTGCAGAGCTTTATAACACCACTATAATGCATGAAAATGAGGTGACCCATGTTAAGGATTACTTCAGAAGAAGAAAGCAATTACACTATCTTGCTTACCAACCTGATGAGGTTATTAAGAAGAATGTGAAGAACTCTAAAGTAAATAGGGTATATGGTTGTCACATGATTGACCAACTTAAAGATGCAGGTGAAAAGTATATCAAATCTTGGTTGTTAGAGACACTTGATTTTGATGATGAAGGTATGCCTATTAGAGCCTTAGATCAAATTTATTCTATTGGACTCTTGGAAGAATTGATTAGTTATAATAGAAAAGGAAACTTTGATAGGGTCATGGCACTTATGCAAGTGATGTTTCAAGACCAAGAAGATTTACATGGAAAAGAGTATCAACCTAAGACAAAAGGGAATGATAAAGCTAAGCAACTTCTTGCTATGATGGACACTGCCTATATGAAAAATAATAGTAGAAATTCACTACAGTCATTAAAATAATTGTTACTTTTGTAGATACTTATCTTTTAAGCAAATGAATCAACCAGTTACACAGCCCAAATCATACTCTACTGAAAGACTCAGTAGAAAAGAAAAGGAAGATAATAAATTCCTTTGGTATAGAGAAAAGATTGACATGTATGATACTAAAGCCAACTTCTTATCTATAGGATATGGAGGGGTGAATGAGTATAAGAGGATGAGGGTAAACTATGATTTGTTTAATAATATTATAGACCTTTCAGATTTTGCTTATGTAGCTAAACCTTATGGTGCTGACCAAGGGGAAATGCCAGCTCAAATGGCAAACAGAGATATTTGCTCTTACAGAGTAAAAGCTTTGATTGGTATGGAAATGAAAAGGCCTTTTGGGTATAGAGTAATTGCTACAAACAAAGAAGCTTCAAATAGAAAAGTAGAAGAAGAAACCAAAAGAATTACTGACTTTGTAGTTAATTCTGTAATGGCCCCTATTAGACAACAAAAAGAAGAAGAGTATCAAGCTCAAATGAAAGGCAGAGAGTTGAGTCAGGAAGAAATGCAAAAAATTCAGCAACAAATGGAAGCTGAAGTTGAAGCAGCTACTCCTGATAAAGTTAGAGCTTATATGAAAAGGGACCATAGAGATCCTTCTGAAGTACAAGGGCAACAACTTTTAAACTACCTTATTAAAAAACTGGATGTTAAAAAGAAGTTTAATAATGGTTGGAAACATGGATTAATTTCTGCTTATGAAGTGTATTGGTTAGGAATTGTTAATGGAGAACCTGCTATGAAAGTAGTAAACCCTGTTAGATTTTCTTGTGACAAAGCTTCAGATCTTGACTACATTGAACAAGGAGAATGGGCAGCAGCTGAATACAGAATGCATCCTTCTCAAATTGTACAGACTTTTGAATTAGATGATAAAGAAATAGATACTCTTTGGAGAAACTATAATCACCACATTACTCAAAGGGTGCATGATAACTTGTTTAATTTTGATGAATACCTTACCTATGAAGATAAAAATGCAATTAGAGTATTGCATTGTGTATTTAAAGGTCTTAGAAAAATAGGTTGGTTAGATTACATTGATGAAGATGGTATTCTTCAAACTAAGTTTATGGTAGATGAATCTTACAAATTAAACAAAGAGAATGGAGATGTAAAAATCAAATGGGAATGGATTCCTGAAGTATATGAAGGATATAAAATTGGTATGCATATTTATAAAGAGATGAGACCAATCCCAGGGCAGTTTAAAGATATGGATAATATCTACAAATGCCATTTACCTTATTATGGAGCAATCTATGATAATGTAAACTCTCAACCTACTTCTGTAATGGATAGAATGAAAGTTTACCAATACTACTATAATATTGTAATGTATAGATTAGAATTACTCTTGGCTTCAGATAAAGGTAAGAAGATCCTAATGAACATTAATGCTATTCCTACTGACTCTGGAATTGACCTTAAGAAATGGCAATACTTCTTTGAGAGTACTCCTTTTATGTGGTACAATCCTGATGAAGAAGGTATGAATCAATCTGATGTAAATACTATTGCTAAGACTTTAGATTTATCCTTGGCTTCTGATATTCAGAAGTATATCCAACTTGCAGATTACCTTGAAGAAAAATGTGGTAAATCTGTAGGTATTACTGACCCTGTATTAGGACAAACTTCTGTATCTGAAAGAGTTACAAATAACCAACAGAATTTAGTTCAGACTTCTCACATGCTTGAACCTTACTTTGATTTACACAACTGTATTAAAAGAAATGTACTTCAAGGTCTTATTGATATTGCTAAAGTAGCTTATGCTAATTCAGATAAGAAACAAATATCTTATATTCTAGATGATATGTCTATGGAAATGTTACAGATGGATATTAATTTACTAGATGAAAGTACTTTAGGTTTATTTATGGAAGACTCCTCTATGTCAGAAGAAATTAAACAAACTATTCAGCAGTTAGCTCATGCAGCTATGCAGAATCAAAAAATTGAATTATCAGATGTACTTAAAGTCATTAAACAAGACTCTATACAAGAAGCTGAAGAAGCTTTACTTGTTTCTGAAGAACTCAGGTCAGAAAGAGAACAAGCACAGGCTCAGGCTCAAGAAAAAGCTCAAGCAGATTTAGCAGCTAAACAACAAGAACATGAAAAAGAACAATGGGCACATGAAGCTGATATGATTGTCCTTAAAGAGGAAGAAAGAAGAAAAACTGTTATACAACAACAAACAATTCTTTCTATGGGATTTGATACCAATAAAGATCAAGATGAAGATGGGGTTCCTGATGTACTTGAAGTTGCTAGACAAGGTATTGATGCTAATATTAGAGTATCAGAAGAAATTAGAAAATCTAGAGAATTAGATTTCCAAATTCAAGATGCTAAAGAAAAGAATAAACTTAAAGCAAAAGAAATTGCTCAAAAGGGAGCAGAAAAATAAAATAAAGCTATTATAGTTTAAATATGATAACTTCATTTTGAATATGTAATTAATTAAATAATTAAACTTAAATTTGTCACAATTATGAGTGGAACAGAGAAAACCATTGACCAATTTGCAGGCTGGGAAGATACTTCACAGCAACATGATTTCTTCGGAGAAACTAATCTAGATGTAGATGTAGTGGAGATAGCACCTAAAGATGAGGCTAAAACAGAAGAAACTCTTGCAAAAGAAAAAGAAGAAAAAGAAGAACAAGAATTGGTTGATGATCAATTTAAGTCTTTTGAAAAGAATGCCCCTAAAGTTGAAACTGAAGATGAAGAAGACAATGGGACTCCTGCAGGTAAAAAAGAACCTGTAACTAATGTAAACAACAAACAAACTCTTGAATTTCTTAAAGAGAAAGGTTTAGTTGATTATGAATTAGAAGATGGAGTAGAACTTTCTGAAGAAGATGCAGAACACTTACTTGAAGACTCTTGGGAAAAAGCCTTAGAATTAGAAGTAGAAGCTACTATTAAAGATTTACCTCAAGATATTAAAGACTTAATTAAGTTTGCTTCTAAAGGTGGAGATGTAGGAGAGTTACTAGGTAAGATGATTCAAACTGCAACATCAGGAATCAACAAGAATAGTAATATTGAAGATGAGAATGTACAAGTTCTTGCTGTAACTATGGATTTAAAAAATCAAGGTTATGACCAGGAATACATTGATTCTCAAATAGAGTTCTTAAAAGATAGTGGAAAACTAGAAACTATTTCTAAAAAGTCTTATGATAGGATTGTTGCA